ATATATGAGAAATTGGCTGATGGTAACCCTGTGGCTTGACCATCTGAACAATCTTGTTTTCCTGGGTTGCCCGGCCTAAATGGACCAAATAATGAGTCTGTCATGATTTAATATCGTAATGGTATCCTACAATTGAATATTGATCGTTATTTCCTGGATAATCTGCAGGTGTTTCACCTGGATACTCAGGAATCAAACTTTCGCCATCTTTTCTCTCTGCATAAGCATGATAGAAACAATGGATTGGGACATCAGATCGTGATTGAAGATATATTTTATCTTCGTCAATGTTCTTCACGATAATGTCTTGATGAGTTCCTATTGGTGTCAAACTGACCGTGATAGATTCTCTATGAACAAAATCCTTCCAGTATATAGGAAGGTCAATATAATCTTTATCCTTTAGTGTTCCTCTAAAGTATACATCATTGGTAGGTCCTTCTGGACAAGTATGTCTCAATCTCCAACCATCTTTAGATGGATGAGGAATATCAAAGTTCTTTTTAAGAGATAGAATATGAACTCCACAATTAGAAATTATTTCACCTTGTGCTGCCACATGTTGACCAACAACAACAGAAGCGTTGGTATTGACCATACCCATCAAAGCTGTCGAACCAACAACAGCCAAAGAGAATGGATTCGATGGAGGACCGTAACAGAATCCACCAGGAATTAGAGGAGGTGTTGACTCTGGATTGACAAGAGGGCCAATCATCGATGAGGCCCATACATTAGGGAAAGTTGGAGTCCCGGTAATGGTAGGACCTTGTATAAAACCAGATCCACGAATTTCTGCTGGTCCTCTACCCAAACATTCTGGGTTTCCTAGTCCAACAAATAATCTCTTACCTACATTTAAGTCAGGTACCTTCATGATTTAACCTTCCCCTCCGTTTTAAGTCTTGGTACATCCTTTCGTTCACCATATACATGATAATAACAATCAATAGGAATACCTGGGTTTGAACCTAGTATGACCTCATTATTCTGAATACCTTTCACAATAATACTTTGTTCCATACCAATTGGTGTAATTGATACTGTAATAGAAAGTTCTTCTACAAGGTCTCTCCAGACCTCAGGCAGTTCAATTCTATCGTGACCTCTCAATCTACCTCTATAGTATACACCATGTTCAGGACCGTGTAAAGAAGAGTATTCAAGTCTTTTTCCTTTCTTTTGTGGATGTGGAATATTTAAAGTCATTAGTCTATCGGTAGATTTTGTATTTCATTTGTTGATGGAAGGAGTGAACCTTTGATTGATGTTGCACCATCTGCACAATCGATAAATCCACCGTACATATTTAAGATTCCATTTCCAATAAGTTCAACTGTTTTTTCCGAGAAGATCTTAGTAGACACTACAGATGATACAACAACAGTCTGTCCTTTGACAATAACCTTTTCATTACCACTGATAGTAACGTTACCATTTACACCATCAGCACCTGTTGCAATGATATCTACGTTTACACCATCTATTCTAACTCTTCCACTTGGTGCTCTAAGAACTAAATCACCACTGACTGCTTCAACATACACACCCGGAATATCTTCATCTACATTATCACCAGCCCTTACCTGAAATGAACCAGGTGAACGACATATAGTTCCGTGTTTACGATGAGGAGCACCAGATGCATCCATCGTAATATAATGGTTCTTTGTTTTTCCGTTTCTCAACAATACTGCAGAAAGAACATTATCTTGTGTGATATGTCCAAACTGCAGTTCACCTTGGGCAGTTCCATATCTAATAGTATGATAATTCTTTAGTTCTGACATTAAACTTTACCTACACAATCAATAACGGTTATAACTTTGTCTTGGAATGTTGGTTCTTTGAGTTCATCATTACCAACTCTATCTATACAAAGTTTTGGTCGTAATACCGCATTATAACCTGTTTCAGACTGAATGTAAAGTCTTGGATATTCAGTAAATCCTTCTCCACTTTCAGTAACCTTGATAGAAGTTACTCTACCTCGTGCATCAAATTTAGGTTCTGCAACTGCACCAATATCTGGTTCAATAACAATTTTGTCTCCTGGAGAGTAATTGATACCACTTTCATCGATAAAGATTTCACAAAGATATAGAATAACAGGATAAGAACCATTAGATGATGTTGGATAGTCACCTGATGGTCTTCTATATTCAGGTTTAGGTGTAGTAAAGACACCAGGTAGTTCAATAAGAACAGGATTACCACCTCGGATAGTTTCACCACCACCTTGTCCACCGTCAGTAGAACCATTATTACCATCACCATTACCTCCCCCACCAGTTCCACCACCAATACCACCAGTTCCACCACCAATACCACCAGTGCCACCATCTCCACCAGTACCAGGTTCACCTACTATAGGGTCAAATGGTGTTATTGTAGTATCTCCACCAGGTTGTGGATCTGTTATAACAACTGTACCTGGAGGAAGAGTAATAGTAGTACCAGGATCAACAGTAACTACTTCACCTGGTGGGATAGGTGTCCATGTTCCGTCAGGTCTTTTTATAACGGTATCATCTGGATCTGACCAAGTGTATTCATTACCACCTCTACTTCCATCGGGTGCAGGAAGATAACCAGTTCCGGGTTCTACAATTTCAACATCTGTAATACCAGTTTGAGTGTTACCCTCATCATCAGTATAAGTATCTACAATAGGTCTAATGTATGCACCTTTACCCTTACCACAGTTATCATATACCTTTCCATAAGATTTGTCATCATATCCAAATCCAAAACTTATCATATCAATTCCAATAACCTCACCCAAGGAACCAATAATAAGATTACCAGTAGCATTACTACCAGAACCAAAGAATTGTGCCACTGGTGGTCCACAAAATACAGGTCCAGTATCACAACTAGATTGGTTGAATACATCATCAAAATCCATGTTGAATGCATTATCAATACTGTTTCCTATATTTTCTCCAGAAGTTTGAAATGATGCTGCAATGTTCTTTGCTTTACCAATAATAGATTCAATATCTCCTGCAGATACTTTACTGGCACCACTTAAAATATTCCACTCATCAACTCTCGAACACTGCGGTTTTTCCTCACAACTTAAGAATGAAAGTACATCAGTAATAATACCTAGAATCTCTCCAACGATACCAGCAGACTGACCAACCAATGATGTAATTGATGATAGTGCATTGTTTATAATATCAGATATTCCACTAATAAGTTTTCCTAGAATATTACCGATTAAATTTTCTACCAGACATTCTAGTCCATTAATAACTTTATTTGCAGCATCTTTAAGAAAATTACCAATCATAGACAACAACTGATTTATCAAATTTCTAAAAAGACATGCAATCAAATCATTGATATCCTCTACTGCAATTTTAAGTTCAGGTCTTTCATTTGGAAATAGAAGAGAATATGTCTTTTTGAGTGCATTATTAGTGGTCTTAATGACAAACTTTTGAATTTCAGTAAAAATCCACTTTATTCCACTTGCAACAAATTTTGTTGCCTTTTGAAGTTGTTTATCAATTGCATCTTGAATATCAGAAACCTGAGTTTGTACTGCTTGACTATAGTCATAAACTGACTTCTGAATTTTTTGGATTTCTACAACAACATTCTGAATTTCTTTTTGTATTTTACCTAGGGGTATAGGTTCACAATCAGATGGAACTGCTAATGGTTGTGTAGATTCATCCTTCGAAGCTTCAGATGCTGCATCTATTATTGATATAGAACCAGTAACAGATTCCATCAAGAAGGGATTGTTAGGTGTTCCTCCTGATGTTCCGGGAACAAACATGTTCCCACCATTATCTTCAGTCTGATCGGGATTAATAATTTCCCCACCATTTGCTATTTTTTGTGTATAAAAAGGTACATAATCATCTGGTAAGAATCCACTAAAATTATTAAATCTTACTCCATCTGGTCTATTTTTCGCAATTGCCTGATATTCATTTCTTCCAATAACCGCACTGATGATGGGTATTTGACCTTCTTCACCATCAAGAAAATAACCACGAACACAATCACCTTGAGCCAAGTTTGCAGTTTGTGATGATGACCTACCACCACCACCAGCAGTTACTGGATATTCAACATATGCCCACTGTAATTCTTCATCAGTAACTTCTTGAGTATCATAAGGTGAATACCCTATAATTGCAACTCTATATCTCTCACCAAAACCTCTTATAAGTTCATTGGATTTTTTAGGATTATCTGGTTTATTTTCTTTCCACGAGTCTTCACTGGCAATTTGACCTACCCACCAAATATACCCATCTCTTCCTATTGAATGTGTCTTAATTATACTTTGATCTAACATCAGATTGCACCACCAAAACCTGTAGTTTTACCGAAAGAGTCTCTTACCAAACCCAAACTCGTATATGTTTCTCTTGGAGTCACTCTATGACATACACTTGCTACCATATATTTACCTCCACTTTGTTGGTTAGTTTCTTTATTTAATTTAGTTTCTAGTTGAGGGAAATCACATTCAATTATATCACCTGCCTTGATTGAAAAATCACCAGCAATCATAATATGTGTTTGAACCGTAAACATTTGATTGTATCTCATTATTGTCTGGACAAGTGCTTGTTCAGAATCAAAGTTCTGTTTTGTGTTATCACTCTTCCAGGTATCTAATTGTTCATTACCTGTCCCATTTGGATTGACACCAATATCTTTAAGGTATGTAAAATACCTAGTCGGACTTTTAATAAATTTTTCATTTACATTGATATAATCTCTACCAGCAGTTTTTACACTATCTTTTGCGGTATCAATATTATAATCTATCTTTTTATGAATCATTCCAACAAAATCAAAATAAACCGTATTATTACTATAAGCACCAATACTTATATTTCGAGTCATATCAATATCACTCTCAATATTATATGATAATATATTTGCGTCATAACCAGCAACTAATTTTCCAGTATCATTATATAAAAATTTCTTTATTGGTTCTTTTGAAAAAAGACCGTCAATTGATTTAAAACATAAACCGTCTCTTGTCTGAAAGAATAAGAACCCACCAGGTCCACTATTTTGTCCAGAAGATGTTGGTATTGATTTAGAAGCCAACCAAGTACAAGTATAAAAGGGACTTCTAGTATTACCCATAAAATTATAGGTGTTTGAAGTATCATCAATATCAATTAGTTCTTCTGTTCCTAATACATCTGCTAAAATTACTCCAACATTTGTACCAATATTACCCTCATATCTTTTAGTAACTCTTGTCTGTTCGTTCAAAAAATATTCTTGAGATACAAAATCGAGTTGATAGACATCTTTAGTTGTATCGGGAATTCCATTTTTTACTCGATTGACATACATACCACGGTCAATCTTTATCTCATTTCCAATAACATCTTCAATAATAATATCTGTCTTTTCACCACCTCTGATTGGTAGAGAGTCTAATGTACTTGGTGCAGAACCTTCAAGTTGTTCACCTGTCTCTACAACAACTGCACTGGATGTAATATAATTTGACAATACATTTTCATAATAACGATATTCTACAACACCGTTAGACAAATCAATCTGTCTACCACCTTTATTCGAAGTGATAGTAAATTTCTTTAGATTACCTGGACCTGTTTGAGGATTATTTAATACCATATTATTGTTTAAACAGTTTGTTTTCCATCATAATCTGTAAGTATGTATCTCTTGAAGACCCACTACCAATAATAGCAGGAGGTCCACCACCAGAACTAGTATTACCACCTCCTTCAGTAGGCACTGCAATGGGCATGAATATAGTTCTCATTCTTTCATAATCTGTCTGTCTACTAATTTCTTCTGCTGTTTGTCTTTCTGCAGGTGCAGTAATTTGTGGTTGTTCTGGTGCAATATTAAAAAACTCTGCAGCTTTATTTTTTGGAACTTCTACATGAACATGATTGTAATGTCCAGATGATTGCCAAATAGTAGTGTAACCTTTTGATTTCCAGAATTGATTAACTTTATCACCAACTGCTTTACTAGGAACTGGAATATCAAATGCACGGTTTTCATGATGTCCTGCACCTCTATGTTCATTAATCTCATAGTTAGTATCATCAGCCAAAGGACTGATATCATAGTTACCACTACCATAGGTACCCATTTCACGAATTTGTAAATTCTCTGGACTATAAGTTGGTTTTCTTTCTGAGGTGTAACCAAATTGTGTTCTAAATTGTCTAAATTCTTCAATATCAGTCTGAACTCTACTCTTACCTGCCTGAGCCTGAGGTCTCAATGCCGGAGATAGTTGTTGTTGATATTGACTTCTGTCAAGTATAAGTGCTTGTTGAATTTCTCGGGAAGAAATACTTGCAGCATTATTACCAGTTCCGGCATATCTTGACTGATCGACCCCTCTCCCAGCCTCTGGTCTCGATAAACCAACTGATGCAAACTCTCTTGCAATTCCCTGGGCAGCTGCAACAACATCATCAGATTCACCTCTCAAATATCTACCAATTTCAGGTCTTTTTATATTGATAACATATGTTTTAAACTTTTCTTGAGTTGTCTCATCAAATTTGTCTGATCTACTTACTCCACCTTTAGGGTGATTGACCCACTCGGCCATTGTAGTATCAATAATCTGATATTTGCCAACTGCAAAGACTTTTCCAGATGCCTGTGCATCCATAATCTCACCTACTGTCATTTCAGTAAGATCTTTACCAAACAATTCTTGTGAACCACCAGGTGTATCACCAGCATTTCCTTGGTTGACAGAGTTGTATCCACCTTCTCCACCGGCAATTACCTCAAAGGTAGTTCCACCTGCACTACCAGGAATAGAACCATCAGGAGAATTGTCAGTACCAATTAAATCTTTTAGTAAACCCATACCGGGTATTTGTATATTTTTCAAGTCGTTTACAACTTTTTCAAGTTTTGGAAACTGATCTCCAATAGTTTTGATTAAATTTTCAATTTGTGTTTTTATAAATTGTGCAGGTGCCGAATTTATAATATCATTTATAATAGGCAGTACAGTATTAATAAGAAACTTACCCGCCTCCAATAATGGTTGGAAAAAATATTTGTTGATTAATTTAAATAACTTCTTAACTTCTTCTACAACATTTTTTATAGTTTCGATAATTGGTTTGATATTATCAAGTATCATTAGTATGATACCACCAAGTAGGATGTTCACAAAGAAGTTTTTAATCCTATCAAAAAATGGAATTTTACTGAGTAACTTTTTACCTAAAGATAAAACACCACCTATCATTCCAAACCCAACTTCTCTCAGACGGGCTAACATTTTATTTTTTCTTTGAGTCTTCGCCTGATTATCTTTTCTCTTAAACTTTATAAAATTCTTAATAGTACGTGTTAATTTAGATATCGATGATTGAATTGATTCAAGCACATTATCTAATTGACTATTACCCGTATTTGGTTTTAGTGTCTTTATCTTGGGAGTCGATGAACCACCTTTAAAAAACTTAGTACCTGATACTTTTGCAGGTGCAAGTTTCTTCTGTGTCGAAGGTTTTTTGGCATCTTGTTTTTCTTTTCGTTGAACAATTTTTCCTGCAACTTCTTTACCAGACTTTGGTTTCTTTTTACCAGAACCAATTAGACCTTTTGCTGCACCGAGTAATAGTGGTAATGCCATTATCCTATACCGCCATAAGGTTAAAAATTGAACTGGTCAATTTTGGAGATGAGTTATTCCTATCTGTTGATGAGAATGATGCTGCAGCATCTCGACCAACACTTGCACTTGCAATTTCGTCACCACCAGCACCTCCACCACTTAAAGGTAATACTGCAGAAGCTTGATCAGTATTGGGTGGTCTTGGTGGTTCTGATCTACTATGACCTGGTTTGACTTCCATCAAACCCAAACCTCTTATCAATGAATCTTCTAGAGGTTTAGTAAGTATATCTAAATCAGACTTGGGTACTGCACCAGCCTTTGCAGCCTCTTGAAGTCCTGGTGACATATTACCAAGTTCAATCAAACTTGCCCCCCTATTAGTCCCTGCAAGACCATTTCTATGTGTCCTACCAAATGCACCATAATTTTTTGCAAAATCAGCTTCAACTGGATTGATAGCATCAGTACCAGGCATTGGAAGAATAACACCTCTACCCCCACCTGGTGAGGCACCAGATTCTACTGATGCGTCCATATGTAATTCAATTACTTCATATCCCTGTTCCTCAAGAGCTTTCAATCTATCCTGTTGTTTAGTGAATGCCGCCTGTGTTAATTCTGTTTCTGCATGCATGTTCATTACTGTAACCGGTACATCAGGTCCAACTCTTTTTCTCAAGTTAGCTACTAAATTATCTGCCAATTTTGGAGTGATTTCCATTTCACCTGGTGCACCGAGTCCTGCAGCATGACCAGGAACAATAATATAACCCTTAGGTCCTGCATCTGACCCTGCACCATAGTCTGCTGTTGGAGCAGAACTCTGCTTTCCTAACAACGAATTTTGTGGTGTTACAGGTGGTGTTGTTGGAGGTACAGGTGTTGTAGTTGGTGTATCTTGACTGGTATCACTGGTGGGTGCTGTGTTTTCTTCTTCAAGAGCTGCCAACGTTGCTTGAAGCATTCTTAACACTTTCTGGTTACTAGATTCACCAAGAAGACCACCCATTGTAGTAATACTATCGATGCCTCCAGAAATACCTTTAGTTCTTTCTTCAGCTTCTGTTACCTTTTTTCTATAATGCTCAAGCATTTTTTTCTTTGTCTGTTCATCAGCATTATTAAATCTCTCAACAACACCAGCAATTTGCATTGAATCAAGTTTATCAAATCCCATATTCATGAGCATCTGTAAGGCCAGACCTATACCAAAAGATGCACCACCCCTTAATGCACCACCAGCAGTTACTTTTGGAAGTTTCAATCCCTTAAATGGATTTGGTAATCTAAAACCAGTTTTAGGTGCACCACCGGTTCCAGTAGTGACTGGGGCGCTACCAGTTACTCTTGGTTTACCGGATGCACCCCTAGTTATATTCTGACCAGGTTTATTAGTACCACTACCTGAAGTTCTACCTGCGTTCTTACCCGCCCCCTGTCTTGGTTTATTCTGATTACCCTTATCATTTCCACCACCACCTTTAGGTGTTTTATTAGGTTTATCCCTATCAAGTAATTTGTTTATTATTTTTGGTATTATACCCAAGAAACCTTTTAAGACAAACAGTACTCCTTTTATTAGAGGAGAAAATAATTTCAAGAAACCAAGTATCTTCAATCCAATATTAAGTCCAACAAGGGCAGCAATACCCAGAAGAATTTTATCTAGATTGTCAGTAATAAATGTAACTACATTCTGTATTTTCTTTTGATTTTCTGGGTTTTTAATCCAATCAAGCATTTTCAATACAAAACCACCAAGTAAGATATTCTTAAAGAATTTCTTGATCATATCAAGGAAACCCATCTTTGGAGCCTTGAATCCTTTTAGAGCCTTAGTTGCTTTCGTCTTTGCACTCTTTTCAGACTTCTCTTCTTCTGCCTTTTGTGCAGCCTTTCTTGCAGTCTTTGCTTCTTGTTCAGACTCTTTCTTCTCTTCACCTAGTATATCAGCAAGAAGACTATCAATACCAACCAGAGTTTGATTGATATTCTCAAAAGAGTCAGTAACTGCCTTACCTTTCGTCTCTATTTTATTTGATTCAGTTTCTTTAGAACCACTTAGAAGTTTTTGAGTGTTAACTGCAGATTTGTTATATTTTTTACCACTTTGAACTACCTTGGAGATATTGACAACTTTCTTTTTAGTTGGTTTAAATCTACCAGTCTTACTCTTTACTCTCTTAAATTCATTAGTGAGAAGTTCAGTCTCTTCAGTTGGAATCTGACTTTTAGACATTCTGCCTGCAGCCATCTTCTCACGAAGAAGAGTCTTATAAGTATCGTAATCAAGGTCAAATGTATCCTCTAAACCCAACAATCTTAATACTTTTGGATCAATAGTCTCATTAGCAGGTTGTTTAGTATCTTCTTTCTTCTCTGTACTAAACTTTTTGACAATGGCAGTTACAGCCTTCTTGTCTGGTTTTTTCTTAGCAGAGGGCATTGGCATTGGGCCCTGCTTTGCATTACTATTTTCTTTGGGTTTGCCAGTCCAGGAATCTAACCCTCCAGTATTATATTTTTCTTGTAATGGATCTGACATCTGACGGGCAAGATCCATCAAATCGCCCTTACCCTTTGCAAATTCTTTTTTCTTATCGGCCGACATCATATTATATACGGCAGATAAGTCCTTTATCTGATCTTCGTCAAGGTCTTTGAGAATATGATCTGGTAACTTATATGCAACTGATCTATCCTCATCATAAACCTTTTTTGGTTTTGCCTTGGCCTTTGGTGTTGCCTTTGGTTTTGGTTTCGCTTTTGGTTTTGGTTTCGCTTTTGGTGGAGTCTTTTTACTTTCATTTTCTTCGACCATACCTATGGCCATTTCATGTAGTTCAGTATTATTACGCCCCTGAACAATCTGACTATCAATATCACTCGTCTCTTTATCACTCAGAGAATTATAGTATTCTGACAGCAAATGTATCTGTTTATCATCCAATTTTGAGACAAGATCCTTCCCTAACTTATATTCATAAGCCTTTCTTGTTACTTTGGGATCTCTAGCCATTCTGTCTTGCCTTTTGCTTTTGTTCTTCTTCCTCTAAATGTTGTTGTAAGAGAGCAACGTAAATGTCTCTTTCAAAGGGCATCATATTTTCAATTTCAGTGAGAGAGTATTTGTGGTATTGCATCATCGCAAAGTTTAATTTAAAATAACTCTCTAGATCCATATGGATCATGCCTATGCGAAAAAACTGGATAAACCCTCCAAAACGATAGTACTTTTTACTTTAGTGCTTGGGTTTGTAATCTCAATTGTATGAGATAGTTTTGGCATAGTATCAAAGAAAACTTCAATGTCTTTAAACTGAGTTGAATTCATTTGTTCCAAGAAGTCAATAACTTCTTTTTTCGTACAGTCCTCAGTTGCCCAGACCTCTTCCTCACTATAGATCTTATCAATACATGATGCAATCAATTCAAATGATTGATTGATATCAGTGTTGTCTTCAAAGTCAAAGTTATTTGAAATGAATTGTTCCAGTGAAGGATACTTCATCTCCATTACCAAGGTATCATCAAGTTTAATCTTATTGGTATGGTTTTCGTTAGTTTGAACCTGAATTTCGTCAAGGTCAATAGTAACTGTTACGTTTGTCACTCCATCATCAGGAGCAACAATGTTTACCTCAACTTCTTCACCAACTGACCGAGCTCTGATATTCAAGAACAAATATTCAATATCAAAAGTCGGAAGTTTCTCTACTTTAATACCTCTAGTAAGAATACAACTTTTTAGAACAGATTTGATTGCGGTTTTAATCTGTTTTGTATTCTCACTTTCGAGAGCAAGAACCAAGAGTTTTTCTTCTTTGACTAGAAAAGGTCTATAAGTAATCTTCTTCTGGGTTGACGGTAATACCAAATCATACTCAGGAGTTACAATCTTCGGTAAAGGCATGATAAACTTATAATATAAGTAAAACTATTTATTATGTATATTTACGCTCTCTAATGTATCTAGTGTAGGACAATGAGATGTTGTATTTCAAAACATTACTTGCTTCATAACTCACTTGAGTTGGTGCAATACTAATTGGGAATGCATCTACAAAGGTATATTGCAACTGATAACTATCAGATTTACTTCTTCTTCTTTCTGCCGTTGCATTCTTCTCAAATTTAGTCAAATATACATTACTTCTATAAGTTTGGGGATAATTCATCCGATAACTTACTGCACTATTAAAATATCCTCTATTATCGGAACTTTGACCTGCAATAAAGTCAACCCAACCATCAAATAGTTCAATCACATCGTATCGATTATTCACCATAAAGGTCAAATCAAGAGTGTTTCCAAAATCCTTTCGATATGCCATTTTTTCTGACATACCAGCAAAGTCATTTGTTGCTTCATGAGTAAAAAGGTTTGCACCAGGAAGAGATGCAGCAGAACACATCAACTCAACGTTTTCACCATCTGCAGAGTAATTGAAATTTCTTGTTCCACTATTAAGAAAGCTCACCACTCTTGATGGAGGTTGAACTTTGACTTGATATACCGATGTCTGGGCAACATGAAGAATTTTACTCTTTAGTGCCGAGGTTTTAATTGAATTTGGAGATGGTCCAGGCATCTAAATATTTCTACATTATAATACTATGTATATTAGATGGGTCAAAGTATAAAGTCAATTTATAAACCATCACATCCTGAAAAATACCTTGGAAATTCAAATAATATCATTTGTAGAAGTTCTTGGGAACGACAGTTTTGTCGATATTGTGACACCAATCCCAGTATAGTAAAATGGGCGAGTGAAGAACTAGCAATAAGGTACATTTCACCAGTTGATGGGAGACCACATAGATACTATCCAGACTTTCTGATTGAAGTGAAAGAAAAGAGTGGTAAACTAAAAAAGTATGTAATTGAAATCAAACCCAAGAAACAAACTCTACCACCTGTCAAAAAGAAAAGAGTAACTAAAGGATTTATTTTAGAAGCAAAGACTTATGCAGTCAATCAGGCAAAATGGAAGGCTGCAGTTGATTTTTGTAAGGATAATTTGATTGAGTTTAAGATTATTACCGAAGATGAACTCTATCACTGGAAGAAATGAATAGATTTAAAGAAGAGGATGAAAATAGGATCTCAAGTATGACAGATCCTGATGACATGATGTTAGAAATCATGGAAATTCTAACAGAAACTGAAGTCATTCCTGATGTGGGTGGTTATTATACATTCATCT